AGGATGCCCGGATCGGAATTTGACGATGAAATTGCAAGAAGAGCTGCGGAAAATGATGCAGTTTTTAGCCAAGCTTACGCTACTGCTCGCAATGTAATTACTAGAGATTTTAATGTCGTAGGTAATCAAATAGATGATCTATTAAAAGACATTAAGATAGACGAAGAAGCTATAGCTACTGAAAAAAGATTACTAGCTGAGATGGCTGAAAAGCAGAAAGCCGGGGAATACGTGGATGACTGGCGGGTAAAAATGAATGAGGATAGGTTAGCTAAGTTCAGTAAAGAGTTGCAAGATAAGCAATCCGAGTTACAAAGGCTTAAAAATACAGCTGTACCTGATGAAGCACAACAAGTAAGAAATATATTAAAGCGTGAACTAACGAATGAAAGAATTAGTTTAGCAAGTGAAAATGTTTATAAACAGCTGCTAGGTGAAGTTGACCGCCTATCGAAGTCTGGCGAAGATGTTGCACTAGGCATTGACAAGTTTATCGAAAGTAACTTAGCTAAGAGATCAGCCGATAAACCAAGAAGAGAAGGAAAACCATTAGACCTAGATGATTATGAATACGACTTTGAAGAAGATAAGTTCTACAAACTGGACGAAGAAGGAGCTAGAGAAGTTCTTGACGAGAGCGGAATCAGACAGATACTCAAAGAATCCGACCCAGATTTTACGGCAGGTGTTGGAGAGACAACGTTTAAAAGAGCAGTTGTTACAAACACGACCCTATCTTATGACCCAGATCAAATCGGAAGAAGGTTGGGAGAACGAGTTCAGTTACTTGAGGGAGGAAGGAGTTCTTTAGAACGTGTATTCCCTGCTCCTAAAGGTAGAGGTTTAGATGAGAAACTCGGACAGATTGGTGCTGAATTAAAGAAAGATTTTTACGATAATACAATAATAGAACAAGTCGGTAGGCGTATGCAGACCAATAACCCTATGACAGTTAGGGAAGCTCTTACTGACTTAAATAACAGAACAAACGGTAACTTGGGGCAATATACTCCTATCGTTAAAAAGTTGTTAGCACTTGGTAAGGATACGGGCATAGACGCTAAATTAGAATCCCGTGCTTTTGCTAGTAATCTACCAGCTGATTTACCTAGAGGTTCGTTCTATGAAAGCGGTAGAAGAAGAGTTGTATTTGATGCTCGGTCTTCAATGTTACAAAACAATCCCGTATATACTTTGCTACACGAAGGTACACACGCTGTAACCGTTGATAATGTATTAAAATACTTTGATGCTAATTCTTTCAATAAACTTGATATAGGAGATGTAGCAGGTAGAGCTAAAGCTATAGACAGTGTACTGAAGAAAGACTTACCTAAGCCTATAGCAGAGATGTTCCGTATGTTTAAGAAAGCGGATGCTATGCGTGATGATATAGTAGCAGCAGGTGCTAACTCAGACTTGTACTGGATTAAGAACCCTGCTGAGTTTATGTCTATGGCTTTCTCTGACCCACAGTTACAAAAAGCATTAAAGGGTATACAATATACACCTAAGATGACATTGTGGGAAAAGCTTGTTAACTCAGTAAAGAGTTTGTTTGGTAAAGGTGTAAGCACTGATCTAGCTGATAATATTGTTAGTCGTGTAGGTGAGATTGCAGAAATGAAACTACCTACTACTAGAAAAGCTGCTGTAGAGTTCTCGCCTGAGTTACCTAAGTTAATAAAAGGTAAAGAATCTGAGTTCTTAGAAGCTGTACCAGCTAAGTTCCGTGACTACGCTGAAGCACTATTAGACCCTAAGACACCAGAACCTAAGCTTCCTCAGTTCGCTTTAGAAACAGGAGACGATGTTGTAGTACTGAAAGATTTGTTAGAAAAGTTCTACGAAGAGAATCCTGATAAGATCACTGTACAAGGTGCTATAACCGATGTTGATACAGAGATAGAGCAGCAGTTCATGTTACAACAAGGGAAAGACGCTGCTACTAAAATAGCTGAAGCCCGTGTAGTACAACAGAGTTTAAGAGATCAAGCTAAGGGTGTTATAGCAAACCTAACAGAAGCTGTAGAAGAGTACGGTAAAGCTGGTGGTGGCTCTGCTGCTATAGCTAAACTTAAAAACAACTTCCAACAACTGTTAAATGTAGCTGATATATACAGACAGATCGGTAGAGAAACTGGTATAACACTACAAGCTAGAAGAGAAAACTTTAGAGCTAGGAAGATAGGACTTAGTCAATCTGATATAGAGATCGAAGGTTTGCGTAATCAATTCATAAACGCTTCTGGTGGTATGCACCCTGATAAGCTTGTTAAGTTAATCAAAGAAACAATAGACAAAGATAATCCTGACTCCATGATTGCGTCTATGTTTAAGATAGCAAAGAAGGCACAAGGTAAACATTTCTTAGATATGCCTACCGAGTACTGGATGAATGCTATTCTTAGTGGACCTAAAACTCAGATGGTTAACATCATGGGTAACGGACTTACACAGCTAATGTCTACACTGGAAGCTATCGCTGGTGGTGTCGTTACTGGTAATATGGGTCTTGTTAAAGCTGTTGTAGCTTCTTGGGCTGACGGTCAGATGATTGGTGAAGCTGCTAAGTTTGCTAAGAAAGCTTTTAAACAAAACGACAACTTACTAGACCCACAAGCTCGTGCATTCAGTGACAGACCTCAAGGTGCTATAACTGGAGATAGAATAGCTTCAGGAAGACTAGGAGGCATAGTTACTGAAAGAGGGTTAACTAGTAAGAAAGCTTTTGATGCAATGGGTAACTTTATAAGAATACCTAGCAGATTGTTATTAACTTCTGATGAGTTCTTTAAACAGTTAGCTTATCGTAGAGCAGCTAGATTAAAGGCTACAATGTCCGGCATACAGCAAGGAATTAAAGACCCTAAGCAGTTAGCTGAGTATGTAAATAAAACATTAGAGGGCGTTATTACTGAAGGTGGTAGGATGGCATCTGAAGAGGGATTAGCTAGAGAAGCTGCTGATATAGCTGTAGCTAAAAAACTAGAAGGCGTGGAGCGTGATAAGTTTATATTGAAGTACGTAAAAGAAAACTTTGATACGAACAAGTCAGCGTTGATGCAGTACGCACAAGACGAAGCACAATACTTAACATTTACTAGAGAACTACAAGATCAAACACTTGGTAAGATATTACAGGAAGCTACTAATAAATTACCGATGTTGCGACTTGTCTTACCGTTTGTTCGGACTCCTACTAATATATTAAAGTATGCTTTTGAAAGAACTCCGGGTATTGTTGTATTACGTGAGGAAAGACAGCGTTTATTTGCTGATTTGAAAAGCGGAGACCCAGTAAGAAGGTCACAAGCTGCGGGTAAAATAATGACATCTCTTGCTGTAGGGGGTGTGTTTATTGATACTATATTTAATAATAGAGATCGTATAACAGGAGGAGGTCCAAGAGATGAAAAGAAAAAAGCAGCTCTTATGGCTACTGGTTGGAGACCCTACAGTATTAAGATAGGTGACACATACTACAGTTACCAAAGATTAGACCCACTCGCTACGTTACTGGGTGTTGGTGCTGACTTAGTAGAGGTGGGAGTTAACGAGCCTAGAGCTTTTGATGAGTCAGGTGTAGAGCGAGCATTTTTAGCTCTTACATTAAGTATTACGAGAAATGCTACCAATAAATCTTACTTAGCTGGTATACAAAACTTCACAGATGCACTTAGTGATCCTGATAGATACATGGCTAAGTTTGGTCAGAACTTCACATCTTCGTTTGTGCCTAATATCATCTCTCAAATGGCAGATTACGATACACAAGCTTTAAGAGAAGTAAGAAGTATAAGCGATGCGTTTGCTCGTAAATTAGGTGCAAGAAGCGGTTTAGATAAAAAGCGTAACTTATTAGGTGAAGAATACTTAGCGGAGCAGTGGATGGGTACTGGTTTTATTAATCCTATAGCGATGTCTCCATTTAAAGATGATCCTGTATTAGCTGAGATGGCATCGTTAAACCACGCTTTTAGACAGCCTCCCCCTAATCTCGGCGGTCAAATTGATATGCTTGCACATGAAAACGACAAGGGTCAAACAGCATACGATAGGCAGTTAGAGTTACTACAGTCTGTTAAAGTACAAGGAGAAACCCTACGTAGTGCATTAACTCGTTTAGTGAAAAGCAATCAATATCAAAGTTTAGAAGCACTTTCAGAACCCGGCTTACCTAGTCCACGTGTACAGAAAATAAATAGCTTGCTTACTCGTTACAGAAAAGAAGCTAAGAGACAGATGCTTACTGAGTTCCCTGAGTTATCCGAACAGTATTCAAGACTCACGGCGGCACGGGCAGGACTAAAAGGCGGTATGCAACGTGAAGATGTACTTGCTCTTCTCACTCAATAATTAATAATATACACTTATCATCATGGCGAACACCTACGTAGACTATACAGGCGACGGTAGCGAGACCGACTTCAACTTTACTTTTCCGTATATTAAGACGGCCCACGTTGCGGTGGAGATTAATGAAGGACCGACGGGCGGGTTGAATAAATGGGTACGTAAGACGTTGACCACTGATTACTCCGTACAGACATCACCTACTACTTTTGTACGCTTTGTAACTGCTCCTGCTAATAACGTAAAGGTCAGAGTATTAAGGGATTCCGAAGCTAACATCGGCATCGTTGACTTTGCTAATGGTTCCGTACTGACCGAGACAGAGCTGGACAACGCATACGAACACAACCGTTACCTCGCACAGGAAGCTGAAGAAGGTATTGGTGGGGGATCGCTGTCGAAGAAAGGCGGGGACCACTACAATGCGGACGGTTTAAAGATTGAAAACATTGCTGACCCGGAGAACGATGGGGATGCAGTTAACAA